GTGTAGATATTAGTTTCAACTAAATCTGCACCTAATATTTCTTTAACAACTCTCTCACCTGTTTGAGATGTAGTAATACCTATTGGACTCTTCATAATTTTTAATTGATCACCAATCTTAATAGTCTCTTGAACATCGACTATATCTACGTCAACTCCATCTTGACCCTTATAGAAGAATATATCAACTTTATCATGATCATTAGCACCTGGTAAAGTTTCTCCTGATGGTGCTTCTTTAAATGTAAATGTAGTTCCACCTTCAAATGAATAAGATTCACCTGGTTTTTGAAGAACTCCATTTACAAATATCAATAGAACAGCATCTAGATCTATCAGTGCAGATTGTGAATTTGTACTATCTTTTTCAAAACTTAATAATTGACCATTAAAGAATAATGGGAATCTCACTCTCGAACCATCTTGTAAATTTCTAATGTCATCGATGAAATCTATCTCACCAAATTGCCAAGCAGAAAACTTATCATTAAATATTCCTAATACTTCAAGTTCAAACTCGTTAATTGGTTTTGTTAAATGTGCAGCAGTCACTAATCCAACAGGTTTAAATTTATCACCAATCTTAAATGAATGACCTGGTCTTGCTATTTTGAATTTAGATATTTCAAAAGTAGTTGAACCAATTCCAACTGTTGTTTTCGATGCACCTACTTCTACATCAATTAACAAGTTAGATCCAGTATCTGTTGTTGGTCCTACACCTAACCTTGATACACCAACTACAGGTAAATTATCATAATTAGGTTCTGGAATTATTATTTCTGGATTTACATAACTCGTTCCAGCAGAAACTATATTAAATGATAATGTTCCTCCTACACCAACAGTAGCAGTTACATTCGCACCAGTTCCACCTCCACCACCTTGACCAACAAAGAATGTTATTGTATTAATTGTGGTCGCTCCTATACCTGTCTGTATACCTGCAAAAGGATCTTTACCACCTACACCATCAGATGCAATTCCTTTAGTTTTAGATACTTCACGAGGGTAAGGATGATTAGAGAAGAAATCATCTTTAGAACACTTGAATACTAATCCACCAGTGTCTATACCAACAGTGTCACTAGTTGTAAATGTATGATTTGGTATGGTAAGTATTAAATTACCAGTATGTGAAATATACTGTGCGTCAGTTGCAGTAAACCCTTGACTTGCTGCTCCTGAGAATGCAGTTTTCTTAATTGATCCAATTCCAGAACTTACAAATCTATGTTCATACGCTTGATCTGTTACACCAATCGCAACTGATCCACCACGATATCCTGAACCAAAATTAAGATCTTCAAAAAATTCATATGCTTCACCACCACCAACATAAGTGTGTACAATTGTGCTAGGACCTGCTTGAACTTTGAATGTTCTGTCAGATACAATTCCAACTAAGAATAATGGTCTTTCATGATCTTGGAATATCGTTGTTGTTACACCACTATATCCTACACAACTAAATTCAAGATTTTTTAATTTCACAGTATTAGGTCTTTCTTGTCCAAATCCGTGAACAGTATTTGTAGTGACAGTGATAATACCAGTAATATTATCGTATGCAGCAGTTTGAATACCTAAGTTAAATCCTGATGATGTACCAATACCAACAATGCTTGTTATTCCACCAGCATTATTTTTAAATGCTTTCACTTTTGCACCGTGTAATGGTGCATATCCAAGTCCAGCAGTTGATCCTAGAGAAACTATTATTCCACCTCTTGGAACTTGGTTTTGATTTATATCAGATTCTGAAACTATGAAATCACCATTAGTTGATGATATACCAGTAAACTCAACAGTTGATATACCTGCAGTTGTATCCGCTATAAATTCATAATTATTACCTGCATTGTTTAAAGTTTTCGGTGTTTGGAATACTCCATTTATGAAGAGAACTCCATTACCAACACCTATACCTGAAGAAGTATTTGCTCCACCAACTTTAAGACTATATGTTTTTCCAATTCCAGTAAAGTCGTCTGATATGTCATCAAATAACATATTAGTGGTGTAATTACTTCTTAAGAAAGTTCTTCCACTAAAATCAGCTTTAACAAAAGGTAAGTTTGTATCATCCCTTCTTGATCTAGTATTTCCTTTTGGAGGATCTGTAAAATGTAAAGTACTATCAACAATATTAATTGATCCCCTATGTAATCTAGCTTCTACACCACCAGTATGAGTTGTTGCTGCAATACCTAATTGACCTCTTCTTACTTTAACTGATGGTAAAGTTGCAATACCTGCTGCAACATCTGTTGCATCGTTAATTGTACCTGTTGGAGTACTTGAAAAACCAACTTCAGTAACAATCATAAATTCGTCATTAACTTTTAAAATATCAGATGTTGTTATAGATCCTATACCACTTAAAATGAATTGTGTAAGACCAACTCCAATGTTGTTATTATGTGTGAAACCATCAAACACACCTAAAGTATGAGATATTTTTGTGAATGCAACAGGTTGTTGAACCACACCATCCAATCCAATAATAGTTTTTGTCAATTGTTTAGTCATTGACAATTTGTGTAAATTTCCTGAACCACTACCAGTGAATGTTACAGCAGCACCAGATGAAACATATTCTGGTCTTGTGTATAATTCAAATTTGTTTTCATCAATAACTTTTGCAAATACAGTGCTAGGTAATATGGTTGTTACAATACCTGCTGTATTAGTTGTTTGACCAATAGAAACTGCAGTAGCTGCTATACCAGTAAATGTTGATCCAGGTGTATATGTTAATTCTTCATTAGTATTAAAGAAATGATTTGGAATATTAAACAAACCTGTAGTCTTAACTAATCCAACACCATCTGCGATTGAATTTATTCCAACAGGATTAAATTCTTTCATATAAATTGGCACTCCTTCATATTTTAAATCAAACGCTGTTTTGTTTGCTCTTAAACCACTCAAACCATCGTATGCTGAAAGGAATAATTTTTCTGTAACTCTTCCGTGTGTCAATTCTTGAGCTACGTTAGAAAAATCATTAGCAGTATAGAATATTTGATTGAAAGATTGAACTTCAATTAATGAATCAAACTCAGCGTCTGGATAAAATCTCAAATTAATATTACTACCAGATATTTCACCACCAAAAGTACCAATACCAGTAGTTGAACCAGCAGAAACAAATGGATATTGAACAGTTAAGATATCATCTTCATCTCTTAGTGAAATAATTTGATGTATTGCAGATGTTTCTCCACAAGATACTCTTACAATCGACTTAACAGAACTATCGTTATCTTTGCTTATTGTATTGTAAGTTATTGTACTCGCTGTACCAGTTACATATTTTGACTCTAATCTAGCACTTCTCTCCGTTCCAGATGGTTGACCAAGAGTCAAAAATCTATGTGTTCCAATTCCAGTTGTAGTAGTTCCTAATCCAACAATATTTGCTCTTACTTCAAGCGGATTTATTCTATCATTTTCGCATTGTAGTTTAATAAAATTATTTTCAAATCTAGCTGTTATTACACCTACTGATGAATTGCTTAATCCTAATGAAGTATCAATATATGTCTGTGAAGTTGTAGTTCTTGTTCCGTCAAAATCTACAATAACTTCGTTGTAATTAATTTCTTTAGTAATACTATCTTGTACAAAAATATTTGCATACAGACCATTAAAATCAGTATTAGGGAATTGTGCGATAGTGGTTGTAGTGATTCCACTAGTTGTACTATCTACACCAACATTTGAACCAACTAAATCAATTTGACCAACAGCATGTGTTCCAATACCAATTAGATCTGAATTAAAATCTATTTTAAGTATTTTAATATCATGATCTTTAGTAAATTTTTCAGTTGGTGTAAATATAAGATTTTTTTCTCCAGATGAAGTTATTTCGGTAGAAAACTCACCTAACTCTAAAGTTGTAAAATCAGTTGTTTTTTCAAGTAAAAATGCATTATTAGTTGTCGTTAATGTTATAAGTTCTGTGAATTGAACATCAAATGTATCAGGATCAACAATTTGTATTAGATAATTTCCAAAATCCTCTGTAAGTTCTTCTATGATCGTATTATTTTCTTGGAAACCTGTGCTCGAAAACTTGTCACTTATATCATCGTGAACTAAAACTCTATTTGTTTTACATCTTGTAAAATCTGTTAATGTTCTAGTTGATAATTCAATAAATTTAGAATTGTTATCTCTTGTATCATAATCTCTAGCAAAATCAAAATTATTGATAGCATCAACTCTTTGCTGTTCACCTAATTCTAAAATATTAAGTACATCAAGGACAATTAAATCATTTGTTAAAGCAGTTGTTCCAATACCTACAGAAACTCGACTTTCAATCGAAGTATCAGCAAAATTCTTTAATCCAGCAGGATGAACGAGACGATTTACTGGATTAACAAATTTATCCCATTCAACTGTGCTTTTGACAGTGTATGATAAATTTTGATAATAATCATTATCAGGAATTACTTGATAATCCTCATTTAATTTACCGATATTATCTAACCAACCATACTCCTGTCTGTTTGAAAAATCAGTTTTGAATTTTGCTTTATTTTCAACTAAACTTGTTATTTCAGCAGAAACATTACTTGATCTTCCTAAAATTCTATCACCTACTTTTAGATCAAATTTACCGTCAATTTTAATATAATCATCCCTTATTTCAACTACTAATAAATCTGTTTTAACAGAATTAACAAGTAAATTTTCATTTAATTCAAATACACCTCTAGTTTGAATAGGTTCAATAACTGGATAATTCAATTTATTAATAATTGACGCATATCCTGATTGGAAAGTTTTTGCTATACCAGGATTAGTAGTCAAACCTGCTAAATTAAATTTAAGTATTGCTTGTGCTCCTGCAATATAATCAATAATTTCAAAGAATTGGTAATTGTAGTTTTCTGAATTAAAACCATCACCATCTACAGTTGTATTTGTTGATATACCACCTTGAGTTGCACCAACACCAATTTCTCCTATTCTTTGTATCCCTTCAACAAAAATTTCATCTCCTATCTTAAAAGGTTGTGGATCAACAAATCCATTCATAGGAGTTTCTAAGAAACAAGTAACCATTCCAGAAATACTTGTTTGTACAGAATTTATTCCAATACCATTTGAATTATTAATAGCAACAATTGTATGATTTAATGAGTCTAATCCAGTAACAGGAGCAATAATTTTTACATCTGATATTGTTTGATTAGGTGCGATTGGTTGTAGTGAAGAATTATCAACAACTACATTTCTGCTAGGATTAAAAACAAGTAAATTAGGAGCGTTTATATAATTAGAACCACCACTAATAATGTTAACATTCTCAATAACATCAAGATTATCAATATTTACAACAGGTGATATAAATGCTTCTGGACTTAAAGTTTTATCAGAAGAATATTCATATCCAATATCAACAATTCTTACATCATTTATTCTTCCAATCGAATTTGAAACTGCGATAATATTAGCATTCTTACCATTAGAACTTGTAACTGATTTGAATTTAGGAAGTTTTTTATAATTAAAACCAGGTGAAATTATTTTAAAATCTTTAATCGCACCATGTACGTTCTTTGATTTAGTAGTATATTCTAAGTTTTCACAATCAGTATCCAAATATGTTGTGAGTTCTGGAACTAAAGGTGATATTTTAAATGTTTCATTTGTTACATCAAAAATTTTATATTCATCATTGTAAACACTATCAACAAATCTTATCTCTGCATAATTTTCAACTTCAGTATCAGATGTACTAATATATCCACCCTTCGATAAACCATAATATAATCTATCAGGAGTATTTTTTGAATATTGAATAGAAAGTTGAGCACCAATTGGATCAGTATTATTAGTTCCTATACCAATAGTTCCAACTCCAATTACATTAAATGTTGTGGAATCTTGTGAACTTAAAAATTCATTGGTTAATTCTTTATCATAAAAAACTTTAAAATCAAAATTAGATAAAGTTGTACTTGATAATCCAAAAGTTAATTTAGAATTTTTTACAACATCAATTCGAGGATTTATCAAAGATATAGATTGATTTGCACCACCTGTGTTTGCTGTAATAGAGACTATATTTACGGGAGTTATATTTAAATCATTTTTTGTTTCTGCAAGTTGAAAATATCTGTCACTGATTTTGTTGACATAGTAGTCACCAGTTGATAATCCAGTAGCTCCTCCACTATAAAATATTTTATCTCCCGTTTTAAGACCATGATCACTTATATCAATTCTATTTGTTTCTACATCTGACGCTGAGAATGTGATTGGATTTATTAATAATTTTTCATATTCAGAATTATAATTTACAGAAATTGGTGTTGTTGTTCCAATACCAACAGATAATTTAGGAATAACATTTAATTTAATTACATCACCTTCTTGTAGATTATGAGTAGTTGTATTTGCAGCAGATACATTGGTTAAAACAGTTGTTGTTACTTTATCAATATCTCCTGTTACTTGTTCATGATCAGATGAAAAATAATACAAACCAGATGCAATTCCAGAGGTTGATCCTTTTGAGTAGAAGAATAGACCCTCGCTTGTGCTTCCAATTCCAACTTTTGTAGTAAGTATACCAACATAATCTTCACCTTTGTTTATGATATAAACATCAAGTGAATTTTGTCCAACGTGAGGAACTTTAAATTCTGCAACGTTAGGTGTCCTACCAACATCAAATCTATTAGCACCATTATTTTTAAATAAAGTAACCTTTTGACCAGTTTCAAATGGATGATTTGGTATGTGTATTGTTCTAGTAGGTATTGATAGATCTTGTACTACCTCTCCAACAATATATTTTACACTTGTTGCACCACCAGGTGTTGTACCAACACCTACTGATTGAGGACCATTAAAATATACTAAATCGTTTGTCTTAGAATTAAATTTCTTAGTTTTTACAGGTATATTAATTTGATTGTTTAATACATCAATATTTGAACCTAAAGTATGAGCAATACCAATTCCTCCACCTTCATTTCTCTGTATTCTTATTACTTTTCTTTGATTATATACATTTAATACTCTTACAACTTCAGATCCGACCCTTAATGACCCACCAACTGAAACTGTGTTAGGAATATCAGTAACGTAAATATCTTCAATTAAACCATTAGCATTTCCTACTGCCATAGTTTTTGCTAAACCAATCGTATCAGTGGAAACTCCAATTTTAAATGATCCTGTTAGATTAACTATACTTGTGCTCAATCCAGATACTGATATTGAAGTTTGATCATTTAACTCATAGAAAGGTAAAACATTTGCAGTTACATTATCATTATCTTTCCAAGTAAATACAGCATTTTCAAATTTTTCTAAAATTGTATCTATTCTTGAAACACCAATACCAACTAATTCATCAACTTTGGCACTAAAACCAGATCCATTTGTATCTGTATCATCAAAAACAGTTAGATCACCAACTTTATATCCCTCTCCACCATCTAAAACAGTTAAATCATTTATATCACCCTTTGTAACAGACTCAATTTTTGAAATTTGTCTTATTGTTTCGTTTGACTCAATAATAAAATCATTATCACCAAACTCTTCATCTACAAGATATGGTAATGTATTTCTTAATAAGTTTGAATTGTTAAAATCAAAATCTTGATCTAAAATACTATTATCATTTATCAAAGGAGATCTATAAGTGTTCCCTATGAAATATGGATATTTACCCTCTAATTTTCCAGTAGCAGATGATATTCCAACAGAAGCAAAATATGCATATATTCCATTAGGAAACTCAGGTGTTTTACAAAATCTACCATTGTGTATGTCTAAATCACCTAATCCATCATATACAAAATCATTTACGAAAAATCCACCTTTAAAACCAGTCGGTCTATTTTCAACTTTTGAGATATCAAGTTTATACGAAGGAGATAATATTTTTAAATCAGAATTTATATTGTCTGGATCAGAATATCCAAATGGACCGTATATTGGGTTTCCATCATATGCCCAACCAATTATTGGTGAATGTGAAGTTATTTCATTAAAATCACCATTATTTTTAGTTGTAAAACTATTTTCTAGAGTTTTAGCTATTTCTTGTGAATAACCAAGAACACTAAATCCAAATGAATTTTTTCTAGATGTAAGATTGAAATCACCAAATCTTTCTGCCCTATTTAATTTTAGAGGTCTAACTACTGCTTCAAGAACTCCATTAGACCCTCTAGGAACCACTGTTATCTCTGTAGTTGATTCATTATACCCTAAACCAGAGTTTATTACAATAGCATTGATAATTTGTCCATTTTCAACTATCGGTCTTACGATTGCTCCCGATCCAGTTCCAGTGTCTTTAATTTCTATATCAGGGGTAGAAAAATATCCTTGACCTTTACCTACAACTGCCACATCATCGATTCTTCCATTTACAATAATTGGTTTAATTGCAGCATTTTTACCAGTCAGAATATTAACATCGGGTTTTATCTGGTGGTTTAAAATTGTAGATCCGTAATTTGATCCCTTATTGTATACATACGCATCTATTATTTCACCTTTAACAACAGGAGTAAGGTTAAATGATCCAGTAACTGTAGATCCATATGATACTTCAATATTTACTTTAATTTCAGGATAGAAAAATTCCTGCAAACCAACTCCAGATGATGTAAGATTGACGTATTTTTTCTTATCAAAATTTACTAAATCTGATGCAAGTTTGAATGAATTATTATCAACTTTTACAACATGATACTGACTGGATGTACTTAATCCAGATATTATTGAACCACCAGACTCAAAATTATATTCAACAATATCTTTGGTTTCAAAACCATGATTTGTAGAATTAATTGTATCGTATGCTGTAGAAATTCCTGTTGGATTAACTCTTAATTTACGATTTGTATATCCAGAACCTTTTTCTAAAACTTTAACTGAAATAAGAGTTGTCCTATTTTCTGTCCTAAAACGATGAATTCCACTCGCACCCGTATCTGTAGATAATCCGACAGTATTAATACCAGCAATACCTGCTAGGGCATCCTCTCTTGAATTAAATATTCTAACTGTGCTTGCATTTACAACTCTTACAAAGTATGGATCACCATCAGATAAAGTTCCCGTAATGATATTATTATTGTCATATGGGGCACCAATACCTATTGGTGGATTTTCATTACTACTATAATAAACTAATTGTCCATTTTCTAGATTATGTACATCTTTAAAAGTGATCGTTTCATTAATAATATCAATACCACCGTTGAAAAATATGTCTCTACTATCAAATTCTACAAATCTATTTCTTATACCAACAACAGGTTGTAAAACACATCCAGATCCATTACCTCCTGTTACCGAAATACTTTTTACAGACTCAATATCAAATTTTTGTGGATCGACTATAATTTCTTCAACACTACCACTAACAATTGGTTGGACTAGAGCAGTTGTTCCCGAAGAACTTTCTACACTTATTGAAGGTGGATTTACTACATCATAATCTCTTCCTCCATTTAAAACATCCACTGACTCTAAGTTTCCATAATATATTACATCATCGGATATTGGAGATCTAATTTGTACACCATCTCTTAATATTCCTATGTCATTAATTGGTGTTTCATGTTTTGATGATACTGATAAATTTTGCGATAGAGGAATTTTTCTTAAAATTTTATCGGATTGTAATTTTCTATTCTCATGGGATTTAAAAATAAAAGAATGATCCTGTGTGGAAGTAGTCCCAATACCTATTTGAACAGTGCTCGCTGTGCCTATTTGACTACGTGATTGGTATAGTGCTATTTTTGATATATTTGCTCCTGCAGGAGGAATAATAGGATCAACATAATAAGTTCTTCCAGATTCTAAACCAGATAAAACTTCTGTTTGAGGACTGTAAACAACTGCATCACCTTGTATAAATTTAATATTTTGATTTGAAGGTGGAGTGAATTGAATAAAATTATACTTGTCTGTTAATATATTTTTTCCGTCTAAACTTAATCCACTAGTTGTTTCTTTTATTATGTCAGTTGTGATATCATAATTGGGAAGTGAATTAGATGCAACATATCCATCAGTATCACCATCAGTATAAACATTTAATACATCTGATATTAATACATCATTTCCTTGTTCTATTTCAACTCCACTACTCGTTGCAGTTTCTATTATTCTTCTGATATCATATAACTGATTAGATGCAGTTGTAAATCCTACAATATTATCTACTGAAATTTGATTCAAAGTATTATCTATAGAACTTACTGTTCCTGTTCCCTCAATTGTTTGTTGATTTCTTTTTAGGATTTGGAAAGTATCCCCAACCTTTAAATTTGATTTATCAATAGGTGCTCTTAATGTATAAGTTGTTCCAACAATATCAATTTGAAATCTTGATGATGTGTTATATTTCCAAGAATTAGCAAATACTTCTTTATAAGTTGAATTTTCATTCTTAATTTTTTCACCAACGTTTTTAACAAATATATTTTCACCTTCATTTACAAGACTGATATCTGATAAAGGAACTAGTTCGGAGAGAACTCCTGTTATCCTAAGATCAATTCTCTTAGATAAATCACCATTTTCATATCCGAAAATAGTTTCATTAGATCTTATATCATCTGCAGTATTAATTTTAACTCCAACACCTGTACAACCAAAGAATTGATTAATTGTTTTAGATGTATAATCAATGTTATTTTGTCCACTAATTAAAGTTCCTGTTGCACCAAATCCAACTGTGGAATCTACTGATATAACATCACCATTAACTACAACATCTGTTAGTGCTTTTGTTTTGCCTGGTACAGTAAAAACACCTTCAATTAAGTCACGATCACTAAATCCAACAAATAAAGAAATTTTATAAAATGTTTTTTGATCCCTTTTTAAAATTTCAACTTCAGATACTGATGCATTTGTGGAGGTATCTGTAGATTTAAATATTGTTTGTCCAACTAAGTTTTGTGGATCTCCTGTAGATGAAATTAAATCAGCAACGATTACTTCTCTTCGTATAAATTCTGCTCCAGAAGGTTTTATTAAATTCCCCTCAAGGTCAAGAATAGTTGACTCAACACCATATAATACTTTAAATAAAATTCTTACAGATTCTTCTATACCTTTTGACTGGTAAAATGAACGAGCAAATTTAACAAAATTTCCTACATCTAAATTTGTATCAAAATCATTATCTTCTAAACCTGGTAAAAATGTTCTTTTAAGTTTTTTATAAAATTCTTGTAAAAATAGAACTGATAAATTAGTAATTGTGCTACCAGAACTATGAGATGCTGCAGATGTGCTCTCAAAAACTAAATTTTCTCTGTTAATTTCAAGTAATGAAGAAGATATGCCAACATTGTAACCTGATATTCCACTAAACCCACGAATACATCCTGTGAAAGATGTAGATGTAATACCAGTATAAGATATTATTTCATCATCTATCTTTAGAAGACCATATTCTGAAGGAAATCCCTTTGTACTTGGAACTGTTATTACAGTATCAGATGCTGAAAAATCTGATGAAACACTTGTAGTACCAGTGACAACTTCAGGTACTAAATTATCTGATTTTAAATATTGGTCAAAGTTCCCTATAAGATCACTTGGACCTCCTTGAAACTCTTGTGAAATATAATATTGTTTAAAAAACTCAGCAGCGTTTGGAAAATCAGATACAACAAATTCAGGTAACTGATTTTCAATAATAGTATTGACTTTTATTCTTTTGTCAATTTGTGACATAAATTATTTCCTCTCTAAATCTCCATTGGAGTAACTAGAAGTATAATAATCTCTAGTAAATACAACACCCGAAACATCTTCACCCGAAGCGATAACATCCTTAAACATATTTATTGTGCTTTTTGAAACGTCAAAACTTAAATATAAATCTTTCAATCCAACTACATCATTTGATTCTGGAAACGCTTGTACCTCAATAATATTATTCTCTGCTGATGTAGATGTAATATTAATTGTATTTAAAATAACTTCACCCTTCTTATAATCAACTATACCTGCATCTTTAATAAGAACTTGTTGTTTATCTCTTTGATTTTTAAAAACTACACTCAAAGTTCCCTTCATAGATCCATCAAGATTGCCAGATGCATCTTTATTTGGAACATCAGTTAGAAAAGCAATTTCGTTTGATCCAGAAACTGTAAATCCAGTACTCTTGATATTAAAACCAGCGGGGTTTATATTAAAACGATTACCAAAACATAATTCATACTGTGCAAATTGATTCAAGAGTGCTTTAAGATCCCTTCTAATAATTACCTTTGTAATATTTGATGTAATACCATTGTCAACACGATCAATCAATGTATTTAATTTACTATACTTAAATCTACCACCAAATTTGTTTATCTCAATATTCCTAGCATAATTATCTAATGATGATACGATAGTTGTCCTTAAATTTGATGCTGAAGCAACCTGTGCAGGATTATAATAGATTGTAGAGTTAAGTTCTACATATAGTATTTTTAAATCAACTATTGTGGCATTGATACCAGCGATAGCGTAGTTTTTTAATTTATTTTTAATTTGTGTTTTATCAAAATCTGATACATAAGTGCCACCTTTGGGTTTAATACTTATTTGAACTTGACCAAATTTTGGTGGGTCTAATTCCTCTCCACCAACGACTGCTACTGACTCAGTTTTTGGAAAAATGTCTTGAATTATTGCTTCATAATCTCTTGGTGTAACTGCTCTATATTGTGCTGAGTAAAGTCTTGGAGCAAAATACTTAATAGAAGACACATCTTCAACTTCTGCACCATTAGAGGCACTAGAGACGGTAGTTACGACAATATTATCAATTGGTGTAAACAATGTTCCATCACTTTTTGTAAAAGACCCTTGGAAACTAAAATTAGATGGACCATTACCATCTTCACCTTCAGTTACAAGATATTTTGCTGTTATAATAGAGTTATTTTCAAGTTTCTTACCAAAAAGATCATCACCAAATAATATTTCATATTTTTCATCTTGAACTTCCTGTGCAAGATATATTTCTGAATGCTTATTGATGTTTAATATATTATCAACCATTGAATACTTTCTACCAAGTCCCACGTCGTTGTTTCCTTTTACAAATACTCTTAATGTTGAGCTATCAATGTTAGGACTATCAATTATAAACCTTTGATCTTGGGACGTATCAACTCTATATACCCTTTGAAGTAGTGTTCCCTCATAGACAGTGATTGGATCATCAAATTGTGCAAAAGATACTCCATTTATATCACGGACACGAGATGATGTAATTTCATCTGGTATTGAGAAACGATAAGTTGTATTTTCTGAATTACCAACGCATACAAGACCTGATCGAAGAGTTAAAAATCTTGGTGTGCTGGCATTTGTAGTTCCTAAGTTAATATCTGATATTTGTATTGACGCAACTGCTGCAGTTTTTGAACGAGGTACATAACCTATATTACGGGCAAGTGAAACAACGTTTTCACGTATAGTTGCTGAGTCTAGGAATGACTCATTTGCTAGTAAGTTTGCATTAAATGCATTAATATAGGTATTGTAAGCAAGTGTATCAATTAAAACGGAAAAGTTTGAACCCTCAAAGTCAAAATCAGTGAAATTTGAGTTTGAACGAAGAAAATCTTTGATTTGTACTTTGATTTGATCAAAGTCTAAATTTGTAAACTGTGTAAAGGGCATATTATCTCGTAGGTTCTAATAAAAAGGTGAATGATTGAGTTGGAACATCCAATCCATTGATCTCAAAAAGCACTTTTACCTCTAAAGTATTGTTATCCATTAGAGCATTGACTTCCACACCAATTTCACCAACTCTTGGTTCAAAGTTTCTGATCGTGTTACGTACTTGATCCTCTATAACCATTACAGTTGATCTTTCAAAGTTCTCAAATAAAGAATCTCTGATGTCTGTACCTAGAATTGAGTTAAAAAACCTCTCTGTTGGTATAGTTTCGACTAAATTACGCACTGATCTGGTGATTGCTCGCTCATTTGTAAGCACAGGAAGGTCTTTCGTCACTGGATGTGGTGTAAAAGACAGACTAATATCCTTAAATGCTCTTGATTTGCGTTGAATCGCCATTATTAATGCTTTTAGATTTATTTATACCCTATCTTGCATAATCATTCATCTCATAATCATCACTATCAAAGTATTCAAGTATCCAAAAGGCAACGCAACGTGGATTTTTTGATCCACAAGTAAAAATATCAAATGCAACACAGTTTTTTTCTGGCCAGGTATGACAAGAAAGGTGACTTTCAGCTAAAGTAAGGTTACAAGTCACTCCATAGGGGTCAAATTGGTGTGTATGAGTGTTTAAAACCTTCACTCCTTCAATTTTACAAGCATCAACGCATACTTGTTCGATTTTTTCCTTGTCATTTAACTTTTCAAAGGGTACATTATACACTTCAACAAGTAAATGTGTGCCCATATGAGCGTTTTTAACGTGTTTTTTCATCATTAATGATTTCGTAGTCATCTTCGAGTACCTCTTTGAGGTAATTTTTGTCCCAATAGTCGTAATAATTGGTTTTTGCAAGTTTTTTTCTTGCTTCAGTCAGTTCTTTTCGTGGTTGACACAACACTAAGTTGTATTTTCCATTACTTGTTTGAATTCCTTGTATGTATGTTCTGGTTTTTCCGTGATCTGCAATGAATTTATAGTTTGGATAGTTCCGATTATAGTCATCAACAGCATCATACAAGGAATTAGCGTCAATGTCGTCTTCAACTATATGAATTATAACGTCAAAATCAGAATTTGGCACTATTTTACTTAATTTTTGTTCTTGAATACTAAAATTAGCACCTGACGCATAAGGACAGATGCTAAAATTACCTAATTCTGGTCTAATTTTGGATATTTGACGAATCCAATGTAAAATATACTTATTTCTTTCCTCGTTCATCAGGTGTTGTCCAGAAATAATCGTCACAATCACCTAATCGACCCCATTTAACACCATTTTCGACTTGATAGTATTGAGTTGATACCTTAAAATCAGGCATTTTAGCATCTTGAGGGGTCATTGAGATATCATATACACGACAACGGTTGTTTGGATACAGTGCAAACTGTCCATTTTCCAATTCAATCAGATTAAATGACTTATGTTCGTCTGGTATCTCACTACAACTCGCATCAACCTCATCTAAAGACCCGTGATAGTTGTCAAGAGTGCAAATATACTGCCCTTTGATTGATCCAAAGTGTCTTGTACGACATTCCCACTCCATTGAAGCAACAATACTCTTCACAATCGTAGTAACATTGTAGTCCATACAGTTCCAGAATTGTAGATTTGGTAAATCTAAGTCAGGGTCTGGTGTTTTTGGTGACGAAACAAATGCACTTATCGGCAACTTATCAAAAATTGCCCCATATTCGGGTAAGTAAGTTTCAAAATAGTAAGCACGACCAGGTATACTCTTGGCAGCAACCCATATTCCTTCAACAAACTCACCGTGTCCGTCTTTTAAATCTCTTAAATACTCTTTTCTCACCCATACCTTCATGGTGGGTAAATTCGTAAGTAAACAAGACATTAGCGACCTTGCCCCCGATATCTTTTACGAGCCGAGTTACGGGAGGTAGCC